CTTAATCTTCATCTCAAAACCAAAATCTTGCAAAAACGTCGCAGCAAATTTTCCTGGATCACAGTGAGTTTGTGTCAGTACAAATGCCCATGCCACCCCCATGACTATGGTATTGCCCAGTGTCGTGTCAGCACCTCCTGTCTCTCTATTAGAACGCTTAGAACGAGAGACTTTCAATCCCCTGCACTGGTAAGTTGCTCTTGCTTGTCTTCGAAAAATTGAGATCACTTCGTCGGTTCCCCCCAACGCCTCATACAAACCCCAGAGATCATGTAACAACGGAAAACTCTGAGATTGATCAAACATTGAAGCATCCCCTTCGATTAGCAATTGAAGTTTTGTTGAATTGATTGCGACCAGACTGTCGTCTCCTGCCACAATGATGAAAATTCCTCGCCGGGAATGAGCCATAAGCATCCAAGCAGACAAATCCTGAGCTGTCGCCCCGGAACCAAATACAATTTCGATCATCAACCTCTCGCCTCCTAAATCCACATATCCTGCTGGAATAGGATTTTCCTCCGGATTGTCGATAACATAGGACCAATCCGAACTGTAGGTCAAAGTAAACGGCCAAAATTGTTTGATCTTTTGTGTCATGCCTAGCACCACAGGCCCAGTCAAAACTTGTACACGGGGTCCAACATTAGCTATTGTTCGCGGTTTGAGCTGCATATAGCCATGTTCATCCATCTTGCACAGTCCTTCGTCCATCTTCATGTTGATCTCAATGTTGTTTAACTCAGGATCGTCAAGTGTGAATGGTGATTCATGAAGTTTTTCCAAGGCGATGATAGCTCTCTTTTTCTTGCTACCATCTTTAATGTTTTCCAACCAAGGATCTAAATTGTCTTCATAATTCACTTCTTCAACTCTTTGACTTTGGGATCCTACCCATTTCGATCGAACCATTCCAAAGAACATAGACCTCTCCACATTGTACAAGTCTTCTTCCTTCCTACCATCTTCTTCATATGGGGCCTCTGCCAAAACCCGGTTTTTAACAGTGAAAATATAATTCTCACGCGTATTGCCAGGAATATAGACAGGGACATTCGTTGGTATTATATAGTGCACAAAAGTCAGATTTTCGCGTTGAACATCAAACTCTCCTCGCAAGCCGATCCACTTAGACTGAACTTTAACATTTCCATAAGGTTCAGGTTGAGCTGTAATTGCAGCTTGCTCTGGAAAGAATGATGTAATTCTAGCTACATCTGGCATTACACTTGGGCGAAGACCCCAAGGAGTATAATGATAATCATGCACAAATTGAGCCCAAGCATTACGGTGTTGTTCACGAGCATAACCACCAGTCTCATGTTGCCATGCCGACCAGTTATTAACAAGTGCCAC